TTGAGTGGCTACTGCTCCCTCTAGTGCTATATTATTTGCTTTTAGCGTTACATTCTCTTGGTATAACCAATATCCACCTAATCCTAGCACTATAATTATTCCTATTAAAAATTGATTCATAATCTTTGTATCCTATAATTAAGACCTTCTGCTCCTCGTATTTCTACTGTATCATCATTTTCATCTTTAAAGGATATATACTTTTCTTGTTTGTAGTAAAACTTTTTTACTATAAACTCTTGGTCGTCTGCGTCACCATAAGTAGAGTTATAACTTACTGTAAGCTTGTAACGCGTCCTGAATAGATTTAGTATCCAGTTCCATATTTCCTTTAGTTTTTGCTTCATTTAATAATCCTATAAATTCTTCTAAGTATTCTTCGATAGTCATACCTCTTTGCTCCGCGTGTGCTCGAGCAAGTTCTAATAACTCTTGTGGTATTTTAAATTTCAAACCATTCCTTGCCTACAAATAGACAAGCCTCTGCTTCTCGTCTTCGGATAAGTCCTTCTAAAACTTTTCCTCCTGCTTTGTTCCATCTTTTCATTTGTGCTGGCACATCTTCGTACTCGCCTGAGTTTAGAACTTTTAACATTGTAGACGCAGTTAGGTTTACTGGGCCGAGATTGTATACCCATGATACTAGGGCATCAAACTGGTTTTGTGAAAGAGCTACAGTCACATACTTGTTGATATAACTTTCATACTCATGTAGTTCATCAACTAACATTTGTTCTGCTTCTTCTTGTGTTATTTCCATGCCTTCTACGACATCTTTGGTATGACCATAACCTATTGTCCAGACTCCTGCTGAACATTGATAGGCTTTTAATTCACACCCTTCAAATTTTTTAATAAGGGCTAAACCCTCCATACTTGTTTTCAATTAATTCTCCTGTGTTTCTTTTCTCGACTTACTCTTTTCTTTTCTGCTCTTTTTAAATCTACATATCCTGCTTCGGTAAGTAGATTTATCATTGCTTGTAAATCGCCTACTTCTTCGGAAAGACATTTTAGTTCGTGTTTACCACCATTATGCCTATATACTTTGGAACATGCTTGGGCAAACTCCCCTGCCTCTTCCATTGCTACTATCAGTAGGTATGGGTCTACTTGACTCATTTTTTCTCCTATAAAAAAGTGCCTCTTTTAAGGGAGGCACTCACAAAACGACAAGTCTATGTTAGAGAGCCAATGCATGTAACTAATACGCTACCTACAAAGCTAAGCAATAATAGTGTCGTTATTGCCTCACATAACTCTCCATCGCTACATATTTCCTGTCTAAAATACTCTACATATTTCACTAATCAATCTCCAAGATTTTCCTCTTGGAATTTGGAGTTCTAGACAGAGCGATCGTTAGTAACCCGTCTTGTAGATTAACTTTCTCTACTTGTAAGTCTGGATTAAGAATAAACCTTCTATCAAAAGATTTAAGACTTAAACCTTGATGAACGAACTTTTCATTCATTTCAAGTTTCTGCTCTTTCTTCCCTGCTATGTGGAGTTCTTCGCCGTCTGCGATTATCTCCAGTTCTTCTTTCTTCCAGCCTGGCACTGCGACTTCAATACGATAGTTGCCTTTACTTTCAATTACATTATATCTAGGATAGCCAGTCTCCGTATATTGTGGTATACTGGGCATATCCAAACCAAGCCAAAATTTACTTAAATCAATACTCATTTTTATCTCCTCATTCCTTTCGGTAATAATTGTCTACCCTCTCGGTATAGACGCGTTAAAACATAGGTGAAACCACTCCACCTACATATCTATATTATACTAAATTTTAAGATAAAAGTCAAGAATTATTTTTCTAATCTTCGAAATCTATCTTACCCTGCTCCCTCATATAATCAAGTGTGGCTCCTATGCCTTCTCTTTTACCAATAATATAACTAGCATAGCTACAACCACATAAGATTATGAAGAAAGCTAAATCAATGTTTTCCATAAAAATCTCCATTTAGTATATTATACATGAACCCCAACCAAATGTCAAGAACTTTTTTCAACACACCTAAAAATAGTTCTTGACTTTTGCTCTCAAATTTAGTATAATATATAAATGAGTAAAAGATGGACAGATAAGGAACGAAACTATTTGAAAGATAACTATAACTCTCTACCCATGAGTATTATAGCTTCGCAACTAGGTAGAACAGCAAGTTCTATTCGTTCGCAAATAGACTACCTGCGAAAGCGTGGGTGGACATTCAATCGTGTAGGAGATACTAAAATAGATGCCTAGTATTACAACTAAGAATATGTCTTTTGAAAAAGCATTGCGAATCTTTCGAAAGAAGTGTGAAAATGCAGGTATCAAAGATGCACTACGCGCTAAAGAATACTACGAAAAACCAAACTGGAAACGAAAGCGAAAACTCAAGAGCGCGATAAAAAGACAACAACGAGAACAAGCGCGTGAACAGGCTTACTGGAAGGACTATCGGAAGAACCTCAAACGAAGAAATTCACTTTAATTTCCTATCAAAATTACAAAAATAAAATATTTTGTCATCTACTCGACTTACACCTATCCCAAAAATCATACCCCTCAGAAAAACAGTTCTTGCATTTTTGATAAACTTATGGTATAATAATATCATAAAAAATGATAATTAAGAAAATTATAAAATTAATCATTCTTCTCGTAAATCTCGTTTATAACGAAATTACATTTCAAGAGAACTCGAGAGTGAAACGGAAGAGTTCACCTTGTAATTGATGTTATTTAACGAGAGAGTTAATGATATAACTGTTCTGTTATATCTTCACCCATGAAAAGTAAAGAGATTTACATTTACTTTATCATAATTTCAACTTTAAAAACCAATTTACTACAATTACGCCCAATTCGTTCGTGATTTTTTACTTATGAATTTTCAATTCCAATACAAATTTAACACAAATTATATGCGTTATATTCCAAATTTGTTCCTAGTTATAAATAAGATATAGACTTTTGCGGAGTCTATGTAACCCCGCTCAGTCTGTTGGTTGAGGAACACGAATGTTTTTTACACTCGTGGTAAAACGATACCCGTCATTGTCATATAGTGTAATGACCATACCTAACTCTGGGTGAATTCGTGGTTCTTTCTCGACATAGAAGTATGCTCCTCTCAGAGCAATTACTTCTCTTGTCTTGCTAGTAGTGTCGAGTAATTCTACTATTCTATTTGTCCAAGCACTCATTTATTCCACTCCTTAATACTTTCAACGCAGCCTTGGGAGATTTCTCCAACCCCGCTACAGGTTCATAATCAATGTCAAGTGTGTCTGCAATGCTCTCAACAATTTCTTTTTTAGTTTCAGGGTCTTCGCCTGTTTTTGTTTTGTAGACAGTCTTTCTGTAGACGCCCTCTCTACTGAGCTTACCTATTATAGATTTTATACTTTTATCCAAAGTTTCCGCTAGATTTTCTACTGTTTCTCTACTAGGATTTTTAGTATATTCCTCTTTCATTAGGTCTACTTGTTCTGGTGTATAATTTACACTCATATTATATCTCCTAAATCTCCAGTATGGTCAATGTCATTCATCTTATGTAAAAATGGTTGAATGATATTATTCACTTCTTCATGTGTCATTCCCCACTCTTTTGCTATTGCACCAATAGCTTGGTTATGTGTCATACCATCGCCAGTATAATCTTCGTAGTCCATTTCTATTAAAGTTGTGTCCATTTTCATACTAATATCCGTGTGTTGTGCATGAATACTCTGTAGCACAATCTTGAGTTCCGCAAACACATACATTGTGTGTTGCTTTCTCCCAAGCGTCTATCAAAGCATCGCCAGTTAATTTTTCATCTGTCATAAAGACTATGCCACCATTCTTGAGTTGCCTCTCAATAGTGCCATCATTATAAGTAGTATCTATTACATTACCCATTTTCATATCTTCAGGTCTTGTTTCATACCACATACTTGTTAATCTGTGGACATGAATGTGTTGAACACCTTTTGCCCACTCCTCTGCTTTTAGTTGTTTTCTCTTTCTTTCTATCATTTCAGTATATTCAGTCATGTCTTACCTCTACTTTTCCATCTTCAAAGAAGCCATATACCATTTCATCAATTACTTCTTGAGGTTCATACTCTTCGCCATTCTTCGCTTTGGTTAAATCCCACCATGAAAAGTTTTCGTCTGATGTATCCCAGCCACTCCAATCTTCCATAGTTTCATTAAGTTCAGCACCATCTACCTCATTGAAGTCAGAATTTACACTATCTTCTTCTATCCATACTTCACATACTCCTATAAAGTTTCTGAACTCATCTTCATATGTCATTTTTATACTTGTTCCATTTCCTAGAAACTTTGCGAGATGATTTATCATAGGTACTGGAGGACTCCAAGCAGAATATCCTGCAATCTGATTAGTGTCTGCCTCTTCAATACATACCCACTTTGCTCCCATATTCTCACAACCCCAACCATACCAGTCTTTCTCGTCATACTTGTTAGGGTATATAGGCAGTTCTTCTGCTGTCCATGACTTCCATTTCATTTCGCCATTTTCAGTTTCTACTTTCTTCATTGTATCTTCCAACAATGCAATCTGACCATCATCTAGGTCAAAGTTTATGCTAAAATGTACATTATTCGCCACGCTCTTTCTCCCACTTTCGTTTTTCTACTTCATCATCTATTACCACAAATATTAGTGGCAATGCAAATACTGCAAAACCAAATAATAATAGAAATATTACTAAATCGCCTCCAGTCATAAATCACCTTCCTGTCTGTTTTCAGACCTTACTACCTCGAAACCATTTGGATATCTTGCTTCGAGTTTTTTAATATTCTCGTCCATTACTTCGTCAGGAGTATAACCTAGTGCTATACAACCCTGTATCCAATACCAAAGTATGTCGCCTAATTCTCTTTTCATATGAAAGCGAACATCTTCGTTGAACTCTTTACCTTGAAATACCATTTTCTTTAAGAGTTCAGTAAATTCTCCACTTTCTGCCATCATACCTATTGCTGATGTTAGAACTCTTGGAACATTCATTAATGGTTCGTTGTTCTCTAACACTGCAGTGCTGGCAATAAATGAGGGATAATGCTTCGATTCCATACTTGTTGTTTTATCTACGAACTTTGCGTAGTCATTTATTTTACTTTCCAATATCTTTTACCTCACTTTTTGGTATCACTTGATATGCACCCTTGTTGTAAGCAATCGATACCGTGTATTGCTTACTTATTTCTTTTTTATACGAAGTATCTTCGGGTGTTTTATACTCCGTAGGTTTAGCACTAGGATATATCGTTTTATTACTACTTTTGGTCGTTTTTATACTACTTTTGAAGGTTTTAGTCCTTTGGTTAGTAGATTTTCTCGCTTTTGTAGTCTTTTTCTTCCTCTTTCTGCCAAACTGGTCATAATTTAAACTACCTTTAACTATCATCTAAATAATCTCCCATGTCTATATGATATATTTCACACAGTCTTGCTAATAATATCTCATATGATATTGTCAACTCAACAATGTGGTCGTTCATTGCTTGTAAATCATCAAGGCACGATTTGATTTCCTCCTCGTGCTTTTTCAATTCTTTCTTGATGTTGTCGCCCTCCGTTATGGTAGGGAACTTTATTACTTTACCCATATTTGTTGTTGTCGTTGTTATCAAAGTACATATATACTAAGAACATCGCTGTAAGTATTATAACTGTATAATCCAATCTATTACTCCTATAATTGTTAATACGAATAGTGCTCCGATACCGAAACCTATCAGTATCCACTCTAGTGGGTCTTCTTTATCAAATGGTGCCCACACTCTTTTGTTTGCTTTCTCAATCCAACCATAACCATTCCATTTACTCTTCAATTTTTCTAATCTCCTTTAAATAATCTACTATGGTTTCTAGGTAGATTTCATACTCATATGCACTTTCTACCTTATTGTAAGCATAGTTCATTGCTTCAATCAATTCTTTTTTACTATACTTTTCATCTTCCTCTGCTCCGTAGAACTGTATATTTTCTTCCACTTCCTGCAAATCTAATACACCATAGATTTTGCACTCGTAGAATTCCTCTACTTTGTTCAAGACCTCCCAAAGTGAGTGCCCATGAAAAAAGAGCAACCCATCGCTCTCATCTTGAACGGGTTGCTCTTCGCTGTAGTTATTGAATAATTTAGATTTAATACTACTCATATGGGTTCTCCTTTGGAGTGCCATCTAGGTTTACTCCTCTATCGATAGCAGTGCCATCGCAATACCCAACCATTTTTCTACGCTGTATCTCTTTTCTTGCCCACTTTCCTTGTGGAGTTTGAGCAAAGCGTAAGTCTTCCAACTGTTTATCAGTGTATTTCATTATTTCTAATAGCATTACTTTACACCTCCTGAAAGTCTTTCTAACTCATCGATGTCATAGTCTTTGAGCAATGTCACTTTCACTTTTCTTTTGTTTGCTCCTGCCACTTTGTGTTCAAGAACTAAACCATTTTTTGCTAGAATATCTACTTTTCTTTTGAATGTTGCATATTCTTTTTGTGTCAATGTTGCTGTCATCATTTGCCTTGCCCCCTATATTTTTTATAACTGCGTTTCTTATGTTTGTTCATATTTATACTGAATGTGCCTTTGCCACCATTACCCTGTGAAGTCTTTTTCTTGTGCGACACATGACCTTTGTTCCATGCACTTCTCATTACACACTCTCCTTCGCGTTCCACACGACTTTGATACCTCTACGGGTTAGTTCATTCATACACTTCTGCACTACCTTTGGTTTCGCATTTGAACTATTGATGTAGTCAAATAACTCCTGCTTTGGTGTGTTGTGCATGAAATAATGTTTCATCTTCTGCTTCGCAGCAGGAACACCTCTTTTGTATTCACGATGTGATTTCTTAAATTTCATTGGCATAACGCACACTCCTTATATTAA